CTGCACAACCGGCGGTTATATCATCGGATTCTTATTCACCGGTCTGATTTACTGGCTCCTGACCCATTTCTTTGGAACCAAACTCCCCATCATGATTGCGGCACTTGCTCTGTGGTTAATCGTTTGCTATGCATTTGGAACCGCATGGTTTATGCTCGTTTACACCAGAAAAGTAGGAGCGATTGGTATGGCAACTGCACTCGGTTGGTGTGTATTCCCATTCATTCTTCCAGACTGTGTAAAATTAGCATTGGCAATTCTCATTGCTAAGCGACTCCCGAAACGGCTGGTACAGCGTGATGCCACTGCATAAACTCCGACCACACCATGGACTTTGTGCTGCATTTTTCTGTGGTCACGGCTATAGCGAAGCCTTTACCAGAAACATGACGGAAACACTGGTTCGATTTCAACAGGAAAATCCTTGGATTACTCTGACCGTAGGAACAGACTGCATCTGTGAACATTGTCCCCACTGCCATGCCCACCGCTGCGATACAGCGGAACAAGTGAAACGATATGATCTTGCCGTACTTGCCAGATGTGGTTTGACTGACGGCTGTACGCTGCACTGGAAAGAATTTTGTGCAAAAGTACACACATCTATTCTCTCTTGCGGCAAATTGGAACAAATTTGCGGAGATTGTGCATGGTATAAAATTTGTGGGCGGACAGATGCTGCCCATCTTCACCAAATATTTTTAAAGCAGTGTATGAAACAATCTATTTTGAAATGATTGTTTCAACTGCACTGATTCTTGACTACCCTAAATACCATTCGCGAAAAAACGGAAAGCAGATTTTTATGCCTGCTTTCCGTTTTTTGTGGTTTTCCACCTATATTTACCGTTTTTGCATCCGCTCCCGCAGCTCCTGCAACCGCTTTTTCACACTCGGTGTATCCAGATACCGTTCCAGATGTTCCTTCAGCGGCACACCGGAACGAAATGCAAACAAAAACCGCCGCTTTTCGCCGTTCTTCTCCTTGCTTGCCAGAATATTTGCTTTCAGCTCTTCCAACCGGACAACAATCTGATGCTTGGCAGCAAACAACCGAATCCGCCGCACCAATCGCAGAGAGTACACCAGATCCAGCACAAAAATTCCAAAGAAAAAACAAATGAGAAACGAAAATGCCAGATTTTGTGCCAGCCATTCCAAACTGTTTAAAATATATGGGTGAATAAAGAAATAATAAATCGCACTGAGCAACAGCCAGAAGAAAGAGAACAACGGGCAAATAATCCCTTGGATATTGCCCCATTGATCGCTGTAATCCCATAGTTTAATCTTCATCCCTTTGATGAAAATCAAACCGGCTATATATTCAATCAAGGTAATACAAATCGCCATCACCAAAAACAGCACCAGTTTTTGCACCAAATGATTTTTGATCGGCAGATATGGCTCTAAGGATGCCAGCAAATACAGCACACTCAAACTAAATCCGTAAAGCGGCAGGTACGGTCCAATCAAAAAGCCCGGATTGATCCATTTATGTGTGACAAAATGCCGAAAAACCACCTCCAAACACCATCCCAGAATACTCCCGACTGCAAAAAGAAATGCAATTGTTAAAAACATATTCATAAATAACGTCCCTTCTGTCCATTTATTCTTTTTATTATACCGTAATCGATTTCTTTTTGCAAGTCAAAATGATAAAAACTGACGAGAACTGCACAAGTTCTCTATATTTGCTGTGCAATCGACACAGATTATTCTGTATTTTGGAACGCATCAAAGTAGAGTGAGAGCGTTGTGGTGATGCCTTTCTGTGTGCCCTTCCAAATGATTGCAGAAATTCTTCCCTCCTGTATCCCATCTTTTACAGTCAGGCAGTCATTCAAATCACACTGCACCAGTCCAGCAAGGGTAAAATACTGCTGAAACCAGCCGTTCTGTGCCACATTGGAACGAAATTCCAATGCCTTCTGTTGATCATACAAATAAGACCGGTCAAAGGCAATCTGCTTATGCCGCAGCTGATAGACCGCCTCTGCCTGCGGATTGACCAGAGAAAACTTGTTATAACTGCCGTCCACGTCCTGCATATGGAAATGGCTGATCATACGGCTGTAGCATCGTTTTGTGCCATGGGAAAGCGTCTGCCCCGTCTGAATATGCAGCGTCTTGGTATCCGTCGGCAGGTGCAGGCAAACTTTGTTTGCCTCCCGAATATAGGGATACCGTTCCAACAACTTATAGCAAAGTGTAACGACCCCGTCCCAAACTGGGATATGCTCCTTGAAATAGACATAGTTGCTGGTATCCCCGTTCGATTCCCATGTAATCGCAGACGGAAACGTATAATAGCCGGAAAGCAGTGCATCCACAGAAAGATTCGGATATAATCCCGGTTCCAACTCATTGTGCAGCAGCAGTTTGGTAAAACCGTAAGATAAAATACGCATGATGGTTGTCGTTTCCTCTGTTTGCACCGTCATCTTCTCCAAACTGCCTTCATGCAGAATTTTGCTGCCGTACTGTACCACAATTCGACAAATCGTACCAAACTGCTGCAAACCACCGGTGTCCAGCTGTGCGGAAAAAGCAGTATAGGGCGTATAAACCTCTTTTTTCAACTGAAAGGATAAAATTTCCGTAAATGCATACGCTGCACCGGTGGTATTATAAATGGTAACAGTCAGTGCCATGCCATCCCTCCTTTCCACAAATGCGTGTAGAATTGTTGAAAACAATTATTTTTCAACTGACTGCCTGCAACTGATTGACCAGACATTCCAGCCGACAAGCCACCGTTGCCGAACAGCCATCTTCCTGTATCACATACCTTGTCATCTGACACATACTATATCGTATCCCATCCAGTTCCACTGTAAACCGCTTATTTTCTGCCAGATAGGTTTCCAACTCCAGCATCAGGGCAGACGGCGAATCCGTTCGCAAAAACCGTCCGTCCAGATACAGCCGTCTTGCCCGAATGGCATGGTTTGTGAAAACCGTCGTGCCTGCCACAGTTGTCTGCTCCGTAAACTGCCGGACAGCAATCACCTGATACTTATCCACATAAAAAATATGATTCCCAATGGTTACTGGAAACGTTCGTTTTTCCTGCAATGTACAGTGATACGCCATCGTTATTCCACCTCCGCTTCCGTTTCCTGCACATCTGGCTGCAAAATACCCTGTACATGACAAATTGCTGTCATAGTCTGCTTTTGCAGCAGGGGTTCTGTCTTTGGTGCAGAAAAAGTAACCGTCTGTACCCGACAAGCCTGCAACAGAACTGGTAAAATGCTCTCTGTAAAATAGGCATATAGCTGCTCTAACCCTGCCTCCATCGGCAGCAGCAATGTGACAGTCACCTCGGCAGAAAAAGGAACGACTTCCTGCTCCGCACGGAAAATCGGCAGTTCTGTCGTATAGTTCCGGAGATTCAGCACCAAAAACGGCGGCTGCTTCTGCGAGATGGCTTTGTGATCATAGGCGGTATAAACCGGTATCGGAATCGGTTTCAGTTGGGTTTGCAGCTGTTGCAGAATCTGTGCAATCATCTACGATTCTCTCCTCTCCAACGGTTTTTGTCCGGCAAAAACAAAACTGTTCATCTCGCAGCCATGGGCTGCAAAGCTGCCGGTACTGGTCTTGCAGCTGCTTTGCGGCGGCAACCTGTTTGGTACGGTCTGCCTGCTGCGGTACCGTTCCCGCATAGGTACAAGCTGTTTTGTCCTGCACTGCCTGTAACGTCTGGTAATGGCAATTGGCAATTGCTGCTGCCAGCAAATGCAGCGGCTGTAACTTCGGATTTGCGTCCGGCTTTAAGGCAGCCGTCACCTCGTCAACAGCGGACAGAATCAGACTCTCATATGCCTGCACATCGTCCAGCTGCGTCAGCATTTGAAAGAATACACGCACCATCTCCGGATGCATACGCTCCACCCCCTCTATCGTTTGATTTTTCATTTCACTTCATCTGAAACTGCTGCAAGGTCACTTCCGGTTTCTTCTCTGCCGATTGCAGCTGAGAACTGCCCTGCTGCTGCATCTCCTGCCGCAACTGCTGCCGAAACGTCAGTAATTCTGGCAATGTCATGCGTTCTGCTGCTTGCAGCAAGCTCTTCTGCAATGGCTGTCCGCTGAGATAACAGAGTGTCACAATCTCCTTTCGTACATCCGCTTCTGCTGCTGCCAACTGTGCCTGCTGGCTTTGCAGCTGCTTTTGCAGAACAGCAACCCGTTCGCTCTCTGCTTTCCCGCCGTACTGCTTGGTAACACCTGCCTGCCGCTGTGCCGGAACCGCAACGAAACTCCATTCGTAGGCATCGGTAATATCAGAAAGCACAGTATGACAGAGCATGCCCTGATACAATTCTCCCTGCACATGTGGACAGCCGCCGGTACGCCGATCTTTTCCACAAACAGAGCAGGTATGCGAGGCAGCGGTACAGGAAACGCTCACCTCTTTTTTAATTCCGGCATCAATCTCCCGAATCAAATCCCGATTGCCATCTGTCCGTACCATGTAGGCATTTCCTTTCAGGCAGGTATAGGGTTCACCGGTACTGGTACGCTGTTCCGGATGCGTTTCCAGACAAGTCGAAAAAATCCGTGCCGTCTGGTTGGTGCCGGATGGATTGTGGTCAAAGATGCCGGTTTTTCCGACAAACAGTGTTTTCATCGTTTGTAAAGCAGACAGAGAAAATCGTTCAAAATCCCGATCAATTTCATTGTCGCAGAGCAGCACATCAAAAATATAGACCTCATCGGCACTATGTGTTCTTCTGGTAAATTGATTGAGAGCCTGTAACAGGTTCTCTTGTGGAGTAATAGATTCCATAGAATCTCTCCTTTCGGCAAAATTTTTAATAAAAATAGAAACAAGTTTTATCCGCCGAACGGCGAACTGCGGTCACAGGCGAACAACGTAGCGTTTTCGCCGAACGGTTCAGAAAAAGGTCTCCCTAAAAATTCCGTTCCCCTGCATCCTCCCTCACCAATCCAAATCCGCTCGAAGCAGTTCGCCTGCGGCGTGTAAACAGGGTTCGCTTAAACTGTCATCTTATGGACTGCATTCTTCATCAGTACACGGAATCCGCACTGCAAGGAAACCGTAATCAAATCCAGCTGATTTTCAATCAGACGATCGGTTTCCAGAATCAAGTTAGAACCCGTTACCATCTCCAATGCAAAATTCTTGTCCAGACCAATGATCACATTGTCACTCATCTGCGGTACTTTACAGAGTACCGTACCAAACGGCAGCCGCACCTGTGCCTGCTCCACTGGTACGACATCTTCCATCTCTGCCATCGCCAAAATCGTTGCTGCCACCTTCGGCGATACCAACAGCGTATTCATGTTATACGTTGCAAACTTTCCATAAAGCGTCGCCAAATCGCTGTATGCCAGTGCACTGCCTGCCTTCGTACTGCTGGAACCAGCGGATGCAGTCAATGTTGTAATTGCCTGCTGCATCAAAGCCTGTGCCAGCTGCATCCCCACACTCCGCAGGAACACCGCAAACACATCCAATCTCTGCCGGCGAACCGCTTCATAAGATGCCTTCACCACTCTGCCGTACTTGTCCAGCACCAGTGCACTGGTTGCCTCTAAAATGGTAGAAGCCGTCAATGCATCGCTCTGCGAAGTCGCTGTGCCGTAACTGTCTGTCTCTGTAATGGTACAGCCCAGATACTGACTGCTGTCTGTATGCGTTTCCACCGCTGTGATTTCCGACAGCATAGAGGCGTCCATCCCCTGCTGCACCGCACGGCGGACAAACTCCGGAAACAGAACAGCACTTTCCGTACTGGTAAAGAACTTTTCCACACGGTCACACTGTGGACCGCTAATCCGGATATCAAACCGCTTCAGCTGCCGTTCATAGGCATCCAGACCGGCAAGCGGCGTGTCAGCATACTGGGCAGACGGATCAAGCCCTTCCAATGCCTGTACAAAGCTCTTGTTGGTCAGATGATACATGCCCTTTTCCAATGTCACGTTCTGATACATATACATTTCTCCTTTTATGATATATTATTTTTATACAAATAAGTTACACCAAAATTATTTTTCCAGACTCTGTTCAATCTGCATTGCCTGTGCGTTGTGCAGTCTTGCCAAAGCCTGTTCCGTTTCATCCTGCAAGTTAATCGTCTCCCATTCCACTGTCACCTCTGCAACAGAGCCAATCGTCCGCAAAAATGCGGTGCAAATCTGCTGAATCACGGGTGTCAGCAATCGGCGATAATACTCTAACTCAGAAGTCAGAATATCTGCCTGCTGGGCACTCATCCGCTCAGTAGAAGACCAGTTCAGCCCCAGCAGAAACGGCGGAATCGAAAGCTTGGAGACAATCTGCTCCAACAGCTGCCGAACTGGTACTTCCGTATCCAAAAGCGGATTCTCTGCACCAATCACTTTGATATCCACATCTCCGGCACAGATGAAATCTCTGACCTCCCCGCCTGCACTGGCACGCATACCGGCAGCCCATTCCTTTGCAATGGTCTGTGCCCGTTCTGTGGTGTAGGCTCGTTCCGTGGGGTCATTAGAGGGATGATACGTCACCGCATAACGAATATTGCCAATGCGGTCGTAGTTCTGCCCAATACACTCATAAATCCGCAGCAGAATGCTGCAAAGTGCTGGTGTGCCATGTAAGACAGACACTCCATAAACTTTCCCTGCCGGCGGATGCAGAGCACTGAACAGCAATCGTTCCGGATGCGGCAAGGGATGTCCCGCCGGCGAACCGTCTGCCGTCCGCAAATAGAACTGTCTGCCATTTCGTCCCGGTCGCAGGCAAACTAAATCCGGTTCTGCACAATGCAATCCTGTAATACAACGACTGCGGCTGTCCACTAAAATTTCTCCCAATGCATTGCCGCAGGTCAGCAGACTATCCAAAAAGCGATCTGTGAAGAACTGCAAAGACTGTCCGCTACCATCACACGGCACCTTCTGCACAAAGGCATCCAGCTGCTTCTGTACCGCTTCATCAGAAGCAATTACCGTATAATTGCCAGTTAGCCGTACAATTTTACTCAATGCCGCATCAATAATCGGCACTGCATACCGCAACTGCCGATAGAGCTGCTGTGCCGTTTCATCCTGCTGCAACAGGGAAAAATCTCGCTGCTGCTGCCGCTCTGCGGCAACCAGAACCGATGAAG